GACTAGCAGAGGGATATTCTCTCCTCAACTGCTCTAAATCATGCCCCCTAGTGTCTTTTGGTCTGCTAAATCCCATAGTTGCCCTCTTTGTTTGGCCTCTCCAAAGAGAGTAGAGAAGCCAAAACAACTACTAATAAAAAAACTCTAGGCGTCAGCCGCCTTCATCAATGAAACCCATTCGGATCTCAAAACAATAGCCGCGTAAGTCCCCGCCCAAGAAACCTTCGTGATTCTTCCTGCCGGGTTGCCTGAATCAATCCCATTCGCAAAGAACAGTCTTGGCTTATCCCCTGTTAGGTCGTAAGTGCCAAAAGCATCTTTTCCATGAATGTAAGAATGATACAAGACTATTGCACAAGCGGCGGTTGAGGAGTCCCCATTTTCTGAGGCCACATCCTTATTCAACAGCCATCTTACCTGATAAAGTTCTCCCATTTCCCCCTTATACAATCCCTTAATGTCGGAGTATTGTTTCGCGTTGATCCAAGTGCTATCTCCTAGTAAGGTGTATTTATTCTGAGGAACAGTCTTACCCAAAAACATTCCATCTGAATAAGGCATTGCTTTCGCAATTTCAAGGGTCTTAGTTATCTCCCTGATACAAGAAGCCCCAAAGATGTCTCCAGCCGCCGCATCACAAGTGGTAGCCGCGTTCGGCATATACTGTGTACCGCAAGCCAAAGCCAAATCTCTTGTCAATCGGTTCAAGGTTTCGCCCTGATTCTGACCCATCAATTCAACCTTCTCTTTCATGTTCCTATCAATAGAAACTAAAGATAAAAGCTTAGAAACATTGATTGTCAAACCATATTCCTGCAATGTTACCGGAACAGTACAAGCAGTAATCAAACAAACTGTTGGGTTAGAGGATTCACCTAGCGCTGTGGTAATAACAGTCATCGGTTCATACCGAGTGAAATTAACTGTCTTACCCTCGTTCTGAGGATGCGTTCTAGATTGTGAACCCTGTGCCAAAAGATGTTCGTACTCTGCTCTTGCTAAAAATACCTTCTCATAATAGGTACTGACTTCCGGCGTTATCGAAGTCGTTACTAAATTTTGTGCCAAATTACTCACTCTCCCTTCAAGGGATAATCTCCCTAACTGCTAAGTTCGTATTTCTCTTAATAAACGCTTCCGAGTTTGCCCTCCATTTCTTTAATGGACAAATCCGAAAACTTTTTGTCACCTTTCGGCGCAAGGACTGGCTTTAAAGCAGTTTTGGATACTTGCTTAGCTAAATTCTCCCCTGCTTCGCCGACCTTTTTGGTTACTGCCCCCTTAAATGGTTTCATCATCTTATCAACAAAGTTTTTGACTGAGGCGGTAGGAGTCGCTTTTACAAGCGCTTCCGTTGCCGCAGTAACCGAGTCAGAAAGTTCTTTATTAAATGTTTCGCTATTCGGATCAAGCTCAGGGTATTTCTTCAATACAGTTCTCGCTTCCGAGTTGATCTTATTTACAACCTTATTAACTTTCCCCTGGAAATTCACCATGCCCTGAGCTTTTTGCAAAATACGCTGTTCTCGTTGCGCCATTCGCTTGTCAAGCTCAACTGTATCAATCTCCTCTCCAGGTTTAAGGATAGGTTGCTCGGGATCGGTTGGAGGCTGTGGCGCGGGGTCTGTTTCCCCCTGTGGCCCTAGCAAGGCAGTTGTTTCCTCCATTTGGTCTGTTAAAGACTTTACTTTGCTCTCTGCCTTTTTAGCTCTTTTAGTGAGCTTTCCAATCCTAGCTTGCACACCTTTTTTGGAAGGCTTTTTTAAAGGACTTTCTCCTGGTTCTGGTGTTTCCCCTGCCGCTTCCTCTTCAGGAGCTTCAGGCTCAACAATTTCATCAGGCGCTTTTGGTTCTAAAGCTGGCGGAGCTTCGGGGGTGGCCTCTTCCCCACCCTCTTTGTTTAACGCCGGTTGGTCATTGGCATCTGCCATACGACCTCCTTTCTTTACATACCCGTAAGGTGATATGAGAATACCTAAACAAACAAACTATCGTTTATTTGCTTAGTGGTTCTCGTTTCTCCAATATCGGGTTGCCTTTCTTATCTTCACCTACCATGATCTTCTCCATTCCTACCCAGGCCGCATGAGTCAATTCACAACTCTTGCAAATTAGGTAAGGGCCGGCTTGCCTCCAGGTATGCCTACCCTTTGGAATAAAGTTAAAGTCAGGATTATTAAAATCTAAGACTTCACTTTCCGGCGCTTCTTTTTTGCCGTTCTTCGATAATCTTTTTTTCGACTGCTTCGGTTGCATCATTGACCTTGTTTAGTATTTTGTTTAATAGGTCTTTACCAAGCTGAGCGGTAACAGCAGTCGCTCCAATCTCCTCTCGTGATGCTCCCTTTTCCATTTGAGCCTTAGTCAAGTTATCAAGGTCAAGCATTATCTCGTTGATAAACTTCTCTAGCGCCTTCCAGCCATCATGGCGTTGTAAAGAATGATATGCCGATTCTTCCGGATCAGTACCATCCTTTTTCGCCTTCTCTTCTGTTCTTAAAGAGCGAAGTTGCTGAACATCAGCAAAGTAATCTGGTTTTAATGCCTCTGTTTTCTTAACCATCCTATTGAGTCATTGGCGGTGTCTGGCTTACAGCGTTTGGTACACCCATAGCCGCGTTGGCCGCATTTGCCTGATTGCCTTCTACCATTCCTTGAATCCCTTGCATAAACTGATCCTCTATGTCCTTAATTACTTGCTCAATGTCCCCTTCTCCGCCCTCCTGGCCTTTATTGGTGTCAACAATGATCTTATCCCAATCCTGAACCCCGCCCTGGGATATAATCCTAGTCCATAATTCGCCAAGCATAAACTGTTTGCCTTCCTGTTGAAACTTACCCTCAACCAACTCGGGGTTTTTCATGTACATCTCAAGTATTCCTGTTAAATTGGCTTGCTGTTCCTTCTGGTCAACCGCATAAGTAGAGCCGGACACCATCTCATAGTCAAAGAGTGTAGAGCCGTATTTTCCTTTGGAGATAGACAACTTACCGGTTTTCTCGTTAAACATCTCTTGCATATCCGGGTATTGATTGGTTAATTCCTTGATCTCCTCATCAAACATCCTGATTTGCAAAGCCCCTGTCTGGTTCTTCCCGATCAGGTTGACCATCCGATCAATTACCTTCTTTAAGTATTCTTCCATAAAGTAGCGGTCAGCATTATCCCTGGTGTTCTCCCTTGCCCCCTGCATCTTCAAGGCTTGTGGAGTCTTGCCGAAGGCCGGATCAGTTTCGGCAGTTACGCTGGTGTCGGTCGTACCAAATGTATTTAACAAAGCTGAGATGACGGCTCTTTGAGTGTTATTGAAAGTGTTGATCCCTTGTGGTGATAGATTCAGCGTTTGAGCGGCATTAGCCAGGTTCTCTCCCCTCATTAACCACTTAGCGGCTGAATCAAACTGGATTGAGGACTTAACAGCTATCTTATCCTTATTAAGCAGTACCGGCGGGAAAATAGAAATCTTCACCGCATCTAGGTATAAGTTCCAAACTGAGTTTAAAGTATATTGCATGGACTTCCCACGCTCGAAATCGCCCATACCCATAAAATCATCTATTAAAGGAATTGAGTATTTACACATGACCGGAAGCTTCTCATTATCATGTGGGTTATCATTGTCCCTAAAAACACCATCATCCCCGCCACCAACCACCAGATCAACCCATCTATCCCTCTCATACATTGACAAGACCTCAAAATATCCCTTCTTGTGAGCCTCTTGGGTTTCCGTATATTCGCTCTGCTCTCGTTGTGTCTGATCCTCTGATGTCCTATTTGCCTTATCGCCAGTTAGTTTCTCCAGCTTCTTAACAATCTTCCCCACATTCTTGTACCCCTGATTCGGCTTTAAGTTCTCGAAGAATGATAGCGGCCGCCATGTCCTGACGATCACATAGTCGCTGTCCTCTAATGACATTGCCCCGACCTGGTGGAATACATCCCTGATATTAAGCATCCAGACATCCGGGCCAACATAACCATTTTTTCTCACATCCCAATCAACAAAGGAAAAGAAATTACCATAAATGTTCGAGTACAAGTCCGTCATCCTCATTTTCGTTAAAAAGGAGAATTGAGCATCAGCGTTCGGGAAAACATACTTGTCGAGGACTAAGTTCATCAGCTTTTCGCCGCCGGTGTCATTCTTTGAAAGCCCCCGAACCTTGCCGGTGGGAAGCTGTGCCATCACTCGGTTAGAGCGCTCTATGGCTAGAGTTGCCAGGCGTGGATCATTAACTCGTGATTTAGTGGTATTAGCGGAGATTGCATCTGCAAGTTTGTTGCCGAAGATTTCCTCGTATTCATCCCAGGAGGCGCGTTTAAGGGATAAGTTGTCGGAAGCTATTTGTTTTCTACTGAGGATTGTATCAACAAGTT